AAGCAGCTTTAAGCTTAAGCTATAAGCCGTTTAAGGCCGCGCGCGCGTGCGCGTACGCACGTACGAGGGCCGACGCCCTCCCTCCCGTCCCTAGGGGGACCGGTCGGGCGTCCCAGATTCTAGGCTTGCAGCATGAGCTCACAGCGCTTAGACTGCGCCCGGTCGGGTCAGTTCCAAGCTCAATCATACTCCCGACCAGACGCAAGGGTGCAGCGTCCGTCGTCGATCTACTTGCCTCGGATCGGCGGCGGGCGCTCATTGCGGCAGGAGGCACGGTGCTAAAGATCGGCAGCAAAGGCGAAGACGTGAAGGCGTGGCAGCGCTTTCTCCGTCGCCAGGGTCTGACCAGTTGCAGCGCATCGGGCAAGTTTGGGCTAGCCGTAGACAAGGCGACCAAGGCTTACCAGGAGCGTGCCGGCGTCTTTGCCGATGGCATCGTCGGGCCGATCACGCTGCGAGCTGCACAGGCTGACGGCTACCAGGCACCGAGCAAAGCCGAGGCGATCAACGCAGGTATCCCGGCTGCGGTGCTCGAGGCTTTTCGCCAGGTCGAGAGTAACGGCAAGCCTGCCGCTGTGCGCTTTGAGCCGCATATCTTTCTGCGGCTGGCGCCTGATCTGCGTGGCAAGGTGCCGTATACCCGTGGAAAGTACGTGTGGAGCACCGAGCCCAGCGAGACGAACAGAGCCGCCTTTGACCATGCGGCGAGCCTCGACGCAGAGGCTGCGGTGCGTGCCACGAGCTGGGGCTTGTTTCAGGTGCTAGGGGCTCATCTGCTCGACCTGTACGACGAAGACCCTGCAGCAGCTGTCGAGGCTTTCGACGCTGACCCTGAGGGCGTGAGCAATCGGCTGGTGGCGCAGTGGTTCGCCGTCAATCCTCGAGCCCGCTACGCAGCGAACAAGACGCCGGTTGACTGGGTAGGCTTAGCTCGCCTCTACAACGGCCCAGCCTACGCCAAGCACGGCTACCACACGAGGCTGCGCAAGGCGTGGGCTAAGATCGTCAAGGGTTAGCCGTGGAGGAAGCAGTCTTGCAGACGCTGACCGACTACGGCGCCCTAGGCTTGTTTGCGGGTTATCTCGCCTGGCAGCAGAACAAGCTCCAGCAGGCCCTGCAATCGCTCACACTGCGCTTTCAGAAACAGATCGACAGCTTGCAGGAGCGGCACGAGCAGCGAGAGGACACGATGCGAGCACGCTATGACGCAGTGATCGCCGATCTAAACAAGCACAGAGACAGCATGAGTAACGACATGGTCGCAGCGCTAACTCGCAGCGCTGACAAGCTCGAAGACCTCGAGGGCCAGCTGCGGGAGCTAAGGTTGGCGCTAAAATGACCGTAGAGCGAGCTGGTGAGAAGTTCAAAGGCTATAACAAGCCGAAGCGCACACCGAAGCACGAGACCAAGAGTCACGCTGTGCTCGCCAAAGAGGGCGACAAGATCAAGCTGATCCGGTTCGGGCAGCAGGGCGTGCGAGGCGAAGGCAAGAAAACCAGCACCAAGGCAGAGGCAGCTCGCCGTGCTAGCTTCAAGGCTCGGCACGCTAAGAACATCGCCAAGGGCAAGATGAGCGCAGCCTATTGGGCGGACAAGGTGAAATGGTAGCTAAACGCTCAGGACCGACTGACGCCGTTATTGATCGCATCACCGAATGCGTGCGGCTAGGTCTGAGCAAGAAAGACGCAGCTCTGCACGTTGGCGTCGCTACCGACACGCTCAACAGCTGGATCCGGCGAGGTGGCGCAGAGCGTCGCCACATTGACAACGGCGGCAAACCACGCAAGCGCGAAAGCGCTTATCTCAAACTGATCGTTGATTACGAAAAGGCGACCGCTGACTTTCAGCTCGAGCGCCTCAGGCTGATCGACGGCGCAGCCAAAGACGGAGCGTGGCAAGCTGCCGCCTGGACGCTCGAGCGCCGTCTACCTGAGAAGTGGGGCAAGCAGCGGCTAGACATACAGGCTAACGGCAGCTTGATCGTCGAGGGTTGCGGCTGGCTGGATCGACGCATCGAGGCAGGCAAAGGGCACACCGATGGCGACAGCTGAGCGCTGGCAGTTTGGCGAGCCTCACGAGGCGCAGGCTAAGGTGCTGATGAGCCCGCATCGGTTTGTGTACTATCGAGGCGGCTTAGGCGCTGGAAAGACGTGGACCGGCTGCCAGTGGGCGGCTGCGAATGTTTTGCTGCACAGCGCAGGCGCCACAGGCGTGATTATCTCGCCGACCTACTCAATGCTTGATGACGTTATCCGCCCGCAGATCGAAGAGCTGTGGCCGCGTCAGGTGGTGGCGACGTGGCACGGTACCGAGCGCAGCTATACGTGGAGCAACGGCAGCAAGGTGCTGCTGCGATCTGCTGAGCGACCCGGCAGGCTTCGAGGTATTCAAGTGGCGTGGGCTTGGCTCGATGAGCCGGCAGAGATGAAGGCTGAAATCTGGACCACCATCACAGGGCGCATTCGATCCAAAACGCGCTGGATCCACCAAATTCTGCTGACAGGCACGCCGAGCGGTTACAACTGGGTTCACGATGCCTTTGGCAATCCAGGCGACAGGCTCGACGAGGGCGTGCACGTCGTCAAGGCATCGACAGAGCAGAACGCCGACAACTTGCCAGAGGGCTACATTGACAGCTTGCGAGGGCTGTATAGCGCACGCCTAGCAGCGCAGGAGCTCAGCGGCGAGGTGGTGCACCTTGAAGGCCAGGTGTTTGACTACAAGCCTGGGCAGCACGTCGTTGACTGCAACTGGCAGCAGGACGCCGAAACCTACGCAGGGCTAGACTTTGGCTACCGGTCGCCTGCGGTGGTGTTCTTTCGTCGGCATCCTGAGCGAGACGCTTGGGTCGCCTTTGACGAGCTGATGCCTAACGACACCACCACCGAGCAGCTCGCCGATCGCATCCTAGCCAAGGGCTACAATCTCGCAGAAGTCTGGTGCGATCCAGCTGGCAAGCAAGCCACCACAGCAGGACGCACCGACGTGGACGTGCTGAGGCGTGCAGGCATCCCGGCACGCTACCGCACCAGCAGCAAGGTGCGCCGCATTGCCTTCGGTCTCGAGGTGATGAGGGCGGCGATGGATCCGGCAGACGGCTCGCCGCCTCGCTTTCTGGTGCACGAGCGGTTGACCAAGGGCAGCAAGCGAGGGCTGCATAGGTCGTTGCTATCGTACCGATTCAAAGGCAATACGGAGGCACCAGAAAAGGACAACGTGCACGATCACGCCTGTGATGCTGCGCGCTACTTCTGGGCTAATATGGACGGAGTCAGCCGCCGGACGGTGGCGCATGAGCAACAGCAGCAGCCTGTTGCGCGCCGGTTTGATGGAAGGCGGCTAAATGTATTTTGATCTTATCAATGGACAAGCGCAGCAGCTCATGCGTGACATATCGCAGCGGGCGATCACCAGCCGGGCAGACTGGGTCAAGCAGATCCTCGAGCTGAGCAGCGAATGGCGACCCTACGGCTACCGTCACGCCTGCGAGCTGCTCAACGCCTATTACCTCGGCGACCAGCAAGAGGGGCTCACGCAGCAGCTGCAAAAGCAGTTTCCGAAGACGTGGCGGCGCTTCCCGACCAATATGGTGCTGCCTGTGCTGCGTCGCTGGATCGATCAGCAGGCCACCGTTTACCTGACGCCAGCAGCTCGCACGCTTATGGACGCAGAGGGCGGCGGGGCTGTCGAGGATCCCGACCAGATCGCAGCCTTCGAGAAGCTACAGCGAGATGCTGCCTACTGGGAGGTGTGGCAACGGCTTGACCGCACGGTGCACCTGTTCGGTGCTGGGCTCATGCTCTACAGCTGGAACACCTTTAGGAACCGCATCGAGTGTAACGTCGTGCAGCCGCACCTCGTGCATATCGTGCCTGACGTTGATCGGCCCGATGATATAAGCGCAGCGTATGCCGTGCTGATCGAGTTAGCCACCGACAAGGGCGTGCGGTACAACCAAGAGAACCGGCGCTTTTTGGCTTACTGGCGAGGCGTTGACGAGAACGGGCGCGAAGACTGGCAGGCTGTCGTTGTGCGTGAAGACGGCACGCTTGAGCTGGGCGCGCTGCCTGATGCCATGGACTTCACCGCACCGATCAAAGACGCAGAGGGCAACACCGTGCTGCCGATGATCTGGGTGCAGCGTGAGAAGGGTCACGGCGTGGTTTATCCTCGGCCGCCTGTCGATCTGCTGCAAAGCCAGGACGCAATCAACAGCGCCTGGTGCGATATTAACATGCGAGCGCAGACTAGCGGCTACGGCTCCTATGTTGCGACAGCCCTCGACACCGAGCGAGCCCGTGGTGCGCTCAACATTACGCCAGGCGGTGTAAGCGTGCTTGAAGAGGGCGAGAGCTTGCAGAGCATCACAGCCGACAGCCGTCTGAGCGAGCACGTCGAGCTCTTGCAGGATTACCTCTTGCAGCAAGCGCAGCGGCTAGGGTTGCCGCCGTCAAGCTGGGCACCGAAGAACAGACCGCAGCTTAGCGGCGTGGCGCTCAAGGTCGAGAACCTCGAGAGCGAGCTGGCGCGTGCGCAGTCGATCAACCGCTTCGAGCGCATCGAAGAAGA